TCCAGGCGTTCGTCGACTCGCGCGAGTTCAATGGCTTCGGCGGTTAGCACTTGTTCGCGCACACTGTCGTCGGCCCGCCAGGCTCGGCCACGCGGTAATAGAGCCTGTAGTAATCGCCGGTACGCTTCAAAGTCTCTGATCATATTAATAATCCTGCCATGTTAGTGTGCCGCGTACCGCGACTTCGTTATAAGCTATTGCGGCGTCCGCTCCACCTACTACTTGACTGCGCTCCTCGCCGACTGCTGCTCCTATGGCTTCGACAAGTCGTGACAAGTAGAGCGTGTTCGCCGGGTAGCCTTCACGCAGCAAGAAGTCATCGATCTGTGCGGTTACGGTAGTCTGTACGGCAACCGTATTTGGGTACAGTTTGATCGTGTAATCCATCTGTTTGAGCACTGGTGCCAGCACGAACATACCCGGCAGCGCGGTGACTGGTATGCCCACCGTATCGCCGAAGGTATCGGTATGCGCGGTCAGGTAGGCGACAACGGCTGCGAGTTGGGCGGGCGTCGGCGTGATTGGCGACTGTCCGTCACAGACAAAGTATACGGCGAATGTCCCCGGCCCCTGATACTGTTTATACACCCAGGCCCGCGTCACGTCAGCAACTTCAAGGCACCAGTTAATTATATCCTGCTCGGCACCACCAGCCGGTGCGAATTGTTTGCGACTGAGAATACGCAGCCGGTAGGCTTCGTCTATCTCTTCATCAGTACCGCCAGCCAGCGCGTTCGCATCCACGACGGCTGTTGAATCGACGTCAATAATTACTGACTCGAAGGCGAGCACAACAGCCGCTGAGTCATTACCTGCCTCGCCTGCCGTATCACAGGTTACGGCCACATCGACAGTACCGGCTCCGCCGATTGTTGCCAGTGCATCAGTTGTATACCGGTTGCCGGCGTCAGACACGAGCGCGCTACCCGCTGGGATCACAGTGGTGGCAACACCCGTGCACGCCACTGTACCCTGTGCTGACGTCGCTTCCTTGCGCAGGACGCCGTATTCGCTGCCGTGCGTGTCCAGGCGACCACCTATAGCGTCGCCGGTCGCGGTCTTAACGAAAAGCTCCCGGCTCTGGTTTTCGAGGTAGCCGTAGAGCAGGTGCACGGCTCCCGCATAGGCGGTACCCATGACGAGCAATACCGAACGCAGGGCGAGCGTAGTCGCGCCGGTTATCTTCGCCACAAAGTCAGCCTTGATGCGGTCAACTATGGTCTGCAACGTGGGTCTGCTAAATGCCATCGGCGGTAGCCCTCCATTCTTGCTCGAACTTAAACGTCTCGTTAACGCCGTCCGGTTTTGTTATGTCTATTTTGAAGGCAAGCATGATCGTACCTGAGTTGCCGACAGCTTGTGACTCGACGGTAACAACTACTGACTTTGCCACACCCTCGTCAACCATCCAGACAAGAGCCTCCTGCACGTATGTCTTGCCACGCTTGACAGCGTCGACAATATTCTTTTCGCGCTCAAGTAGCCAGAGCTTCGACCCAACCGAGTCTGTTGGCGCAGCGGTATTCGTGGCATCACCCCACCATCCCCGGCGGTCGTCGTTGCGCGGGTCCGGCAGCGGATCGTCGTCAGCAGCGCGGGCATCAGTAAATAAGCTAATGAGCACCGCCGTCAACAACGACTTCGACGTGACCAGATCGTTTGCGGCGAACGCTGCTCTGCAGCCCTGTGCTTCGGTGTTCCATGTTAACGCAATATCTGTTGGCATGTTATGGTTTCGCCTTTACGTCGGCCGCCGAGTCCGTACCGGCCACGAGAGTTGTACCGCCTGCCGTCATTGTACCCGTTGTGCCGCCTGTTTCTAAGTGGGTGTGGTTATTTAACTTCGTGATGACAGTAGCGAGCATCACGGGTTCGCCACCCGCATCTTTTAAATTTACGTTGCCGGTTAGCGTTATGTCAGATCCAGTCACGTTTACGGCATTCGCACCCGCGTCTATTGTCACGCTACCGTCGGTCTTCAAGTGAATCTTCTGGCCAAACTTTGAGTACATCATAACTTCGCCAGCAGCCAAAGCCGGACTCGGCCGGAACTCACGCACCTGGGTGGCTATCACATAAGTAAGGCCACGGTTGCCGGCAATGCTCACGTAGGCGACCTCGGATGAATCTGCTACCGGTGGATTAGTGTCGAAGCCATACTCTTGTATGCGCTCAATGCGTTCTATCGCTTCGTCTTGGCCGAATTGCAAACGCAAGCGCTGTGTTTTACCCGTATTGTCAACCGCTAATAATACAGCTCTTCCTATCATGAGCTGTATTTTTATTTTGAGCGGTTGCAAAAAACGCATTATATCATCCGATGTCATGATTTTGACCTCTGTTCATCGAATACCGTTTTTATATGGTTGAGTTCGGCTTGCGCCGCATACTTCTCGCGACTGCACAGCGTCAAGTTCGACGTAGTACCCTGATCGGATTGCGTGTACTCAACTGCTTCGATTAAGAACGGATCACTTATACCGAATAGCGGATCGACAACGACCACATTAGTATTTGGTGCCCACAGTTCGCCGCCTTCTTTTTCCCGCCATCCCTGCACCATATAGTTGTACTTGCGCGAATTACCAATGCGATACTGAGCCTCTGCTTTTGATCGCCAGCCAACGCCTTTCAATCTTACTGAGTTTTCGGCCATGTTAGAATACGGACGATAGCGAGTTGCTCCCGTGCGTTCGTCGGGATACGTAGCAGGCGGCTTTGGTGGAAAGGTACCATTCATCCATAACCAGTCTTTCGATTTTATTTGATTCTCGTTTTCAAAACCAAACCCTTTCACATAGTAAACACTAAACTTTTCTTTATCGGATTGCTTCAGACCGCCGCGCAGAATATTAACACCAGACTTGAGTTGTTGATCGGCAAATCGTTTACCGGCCGTTGTCAATAAGAGTCCGCCATTTGTTGACGCCATTACATATAGTTCTGCGAGTCGCGTTATCTTATAAATAACGCCGATTAAAGAATCACCACCTGCTGCGAAAAACGTAGCTGCGAGATTAGGTACGGTGTTGGCAGCGGCTCTGGCGGATTCGTCAATCTCTACGGGAATACTGAAAGGTGCGCACGTATCGGTTACTATTTGCTTAACCGTTGACTTGTAATACGCATACGTTCTGTTTGCCTTGTGGCAGTCAACAAGATCGCAGGTGACGTCACGGCCACTCACCTGGACGACATGCGAGTCCTTATCGTAATTTATATTTATGTCTTCAATATATCCCTTGAGCACGGGCTCGTCGTCTACCAGCACGTCGCACTTGGCTCCCATCGTGATCGGCCACTGCCGATAGTCAAAAGGCTGCGACTGCACAGTAACGAACTCAAACGTCGAGCACAGCGACTCCATAGACCGCTTGACGTTTATGTCCGACCACGTCTTTGTCAGCGGCTTGCCGTTCACAACGAGTGTGATAACCGCGCTACTCTTACTCACTGAGCACCTTCAGTTCTTGGCCGCCGAGCGGAAAACCGGGATGCCGCATGACGACCGGATTGTGAGCAATTATTTCCGCTTCTCTGCTGATGTCTGCGTACAGCCGCTGCGCATAGGCGAGAGATGGCACGGTATCTACGGGTACCGTCATAGTACGCAATACCGGAAGAGAGGCTCCTTTAAACACCATTGTGTCGGCCGCGTATTGTTTCAGGTCAGCCATAATTTGATATAAATCGTCGTCTTTAGAATTCTGACTTATACCCGACATGACGTAGTCGAAGGCGTCGACTAGTTTGTCGCGCATCGCCACGGCTTCCTCATAGCTGCCGTAGTCAACGGCTATTGCCGACCGCACGGCTTCCACCATGGCTGAACTGCGGACGGTGTCGACGAGAATGTATTGATTATCTAAAACAGTTTGTCTGTCAGGCGTCGTGGCTGCCGTCGTGTCAAAGTCCGAGCCGAATGTGGTCAGCGACAGGCTGGCGTCGGTTAACGACGTGTCAGTGGCCGGTATTAAATCAACCATGTCAGCAAATACTTGGCTCGCCTGCTTGAGCACGTCCGCAAGTTGTGCGGGTGCGGCCATGACGGCGTCGATAGACGATCTGATTGTTGCCACAGTAGTGCGGGCCTGAGATACAGCCGAGCTTGCCAACGATACCGGTAACAATAGCGCGTATTGAACAGCGTTGGTATAGTACTGGGCCTGCTGCAATGCGCTCTCTACGACGTGACCGATTTCATTTGCGGTCTGCAAGGCGTTGGCGAATTTTTGCCATACCGTCGTCTGCTTGGCGTCTAAGTCTGGCGGTGCGGGCGGCTGTTCGCCGGGCTGCTGTGGCTTACCCGCCTCGACAAAGGTGAGGGTGAAGCGCGCTATACCGCCTTCAGCGAATGATTCCTTAAGTTGATACTTACCCTGGACACCGACCTTGAGCGTACCCAGGAAAGGGTGGACAAGCGTGCCCGGCCCCGCTGTTTCGAG